TTAACCTCACTAGGTTTTGATCAGGCATTACCTGCTGACCGTAGACCTACAGGGTTTGGTACTCGCATGTCAGTGTATGACCATGATAGCAAAAAAGTTGACATTGATGTTCAGGTCGATCTTTGCTAGGTTGACAATAAATGGGGTTGGTGCTATAATATTATTATTGACAGTTGAGAACAGGAGCAAATTCAATGTCTACGATTCGCATCATTTCAGGTAGTTATCGTAATCAACCCGTTGTTGATCAGGTATTTACATTGGTTAAGGGCTTTCAATCAGGTAAGAAAGGTAATTATGTGACTGTAAAGAATGACGGTCAATTCGCTATTAATATTAGCGAAGTAAAAGTAAAAGTTGATGGAATCGAACAGATTCAGTTTTTGAATGGAGAACCTGTGGTAGCAAATACAGTAGAATTTAAGAAGCCTGTTGTTAAACAGGAAAGTGATGAAGAAGCAATGGACCGAATTGCAAATAGGTTTGCGGTCCTTGATGAAATGAGTTCAGCATGTATTTCAGGAGATATCCGTGCAATGATTGTTGCAGGACCACCTGGAGTAGGCAAGAGCTATGGTGTTGAACGCCAAATGGAAAAGGCTAGCATGTTTGACAAAATTGCAGGCAAACGTGTTAGATATGAAGTTGTAAAAGGTGCAATGACTGCACTTGGTTTATATGCACAATTGTACAAGTTTTCCGATAAGAAAAACGTACTTGTGTTTGATGATTGTGATAGTGTTTTTGCTGATGACCTCAGTCTTAACATCCTGAAAGCGGCTTTAGATAGTGGCAAGACTCGCAAGATTTGCTGGAACTCTGATAGTCGCCTGTTGCGTGATGAAGGCATCCCCAACAGTTTTCAATTTCATGGCAGTGCTATCTTCATTACCAATTTGAAGTTTAGCAACCTCAAGTCAAAGAAATTGCAGGATCACCTCGAGGCTCTGCAAAGCCGTTGTCACTTTTTGGACTTGACTATCGATAGCGAGCGTGACAAAATGTTACGGATTAAGCAAGTCCATCGTGATAGTGATGGTGGTTTGTTTGCTGAATATAATTTTACTAATGAGCAATCAAGCACCGTACTTGACTTCATGTGGGACAATCACACCAAATTGCGTGAAGTGTCATTGCGTATGGCACTTAAGATTGCAGATTTGCTAAAGATTAGCCCTAGCAATTGGCAAAATCTTGCCCGTGCAACATGCATGAAGTCATAAATAGTTTGTAGTACTTTAGGGGACTTATGTCCCCTTTTTTTGCCTTATTACTTGCATTAAATACCAATGATATATATAATGTTATGATGGTAGAGTTAAAAACATGTGAGCACTTAATTCATTTTATGAAAAGTGGAAAGTTGCGTCTTAGCAGGTATGACAATCGTTTTATCAGTAACATAGAAACAATCGTGCATCAAAAAAATGTAGTAACATCGAATCAGGTATCACTATTGCATAAGATTGTAAACAAGTACAGTAGGCAACTTGGTAAGTTCGGATATAGTGCTGAACAATTATGTAGTTTACCATGGAAGGCTAAGGTAATTGAGAGTCATACTGCATTTACAGATGCGTATATAAACATTACAAATAATAAAATCATTTTTAAAAGTCCCTTTAATAAAAACTTTTTAACAGAATTTAGGAAACATAATCCTAATAGTTTTGTTTGGGATAAAGAAAATCGGTGTCATACTGCTGAGTTCGGAACTTATAATTTAAAGTTATTGACTACAATCGCATTTGATTTTTTTGATACTGTACATTGTTGTGATATTACACAGAAACTATTAACTACATTAACTGATACCGAAACTGACATATATGATCCTACGCTAGTCAGGGTAAATAATAATTTTTATATAGCAGCACTCAATCAATATTTAAATGAAGCTTTGCCTGATATTAAACTTAACGATGATTTGCGTACATTAGCAAAATTATCAACGTATGGTATTACAATTTCTGATGATATTATACAAGGAAATATTGCAAAGGTAATTGCTAGCCAATATGAAACAGTTATTGACATGAACGATCATATTAATATCGTAAACATAGCAGAAAAGATTGGTGTTGATGTAGTTTTCATTTCAGGTGCTGCAACTATAGGACCTACCATGTATGTCAATGAATTAAAGAAAAATTTAGAACATGTTGGCATACATTGTTATACAGGATTTGAAAGACAGTTTAACAAAGACTTTAAGAATTATATGTTCCCAATATCAATACGATTCCGAAGTACAGGTAGTATCTATGAACCAAAACATGTGAAAAAAATAATAAGAATAGTCAATAGTCAACCTGTGAATATTAAATGAAGCAATGTAAAATCATTATTAAAGATGAGGTCAATGTCAAATTAGAAGGACTTGAACTTAGTGAACGTAAAACATTAATGAAGATGTTTGAGTATGAAGATCCTACCGCTCGATATAGACCTGCTTATAAGTTGGGACGATGGAATGGTAAGATTAGTTACTTTAGCTTAGGTGGTAGTAGCTATATTAATCTATTACCTGAAATGATTCCTGTATTAGAAAAGGCTAATTATGATATTGATTTGGTCGATTTAAGAGATTATCAAAATACATACAAGTTGGCTCAAGTGTCCACAAGTACGTTTTCTAATCATACTTGGCCCAAAGGTCATCCTAAACAAAATCAACCTATTGAGTTACGTGATTATCAGGTAGAAATCATTAACAACTTTTTATCTAACCCACAGAGCGTACAAGAAGTTGCAACTGGTGCTGGTAAAACAATAACAACAGCAGCATTAAGTTATAGTGTGCAGGACTATGGTCGTAGTATTGTAGTAGTTCCTAATAAAAGTTTGGTAACACAGACTGAAGAAGATTACAGAAATGTTGGATTGGATGTGGGAGTATATTTCGGTGATCGTAAAGAGTATGGACATACTCATACTATATGTACTTGGCAAAGCTTAAACAATTTATTAAAGAACACAAAAGCTGGATCAGCAGATATTTCAATTGTAGAGTTTATTGAAAATGTGGTGTGTCTTATTATTGATGAGGTACATATGGCAAAGGCTGATGTACTAAAAACACTACTAACAAGTGTATTTGCTAAGACACCTATACGTTGGGGACTTACTGGAACAATACCCAAAGCAAAGCATGAAAGCCAAAGTATTTTTGTGAGTATAGGACCATTGATTGGGAAATTATCTGCTAGTGAATTACAAGAAAAGGGTGTGCTTGCACAATGCCATGTCAATATCGTACAATTAAAAGATGATGTTGAATTTACTAATTACCAAAGTGAATTAAAACATTTATTAGAAGATAGTAAACGCTTGGATACAATGGCAAACCTTATTAATACTATCAAGGATAGCGGAAACACATTAGTATTAGTAGATAGAGTAAATGCAGGAAAAGAATTAATTGATAGATTACACAATGCTGTATTCGTATCAGGTGAAACAAAACTTACTGAGAGAAAGGAAGAATATGATGAAGTTGCTACTTCAAACGATAAAATTATTGTGGCTACTTACGGGGTTGCTAGTGTTGGCATCAATATCCCTCGTATTTTCAATCTTGTTCTTATCGAGCCCGGTAAAAGTTTCGTTAGGGTTATTCAGAGTATTGGACGCGGTATCAGAAAAGCTGAGGATAAAGACTTCGTACAAATCTGGGATATCACCTCAAACTGCAAGTTTGCCAAAAGACATTTAACACAGCGAAAATCTTTTTATAACGAAGCAAACTACCCATTTGATATGGAAAAGTTGACATACAAGTAAAAATAATTTATAATAGCACTATGCGTATACTTACATTAGAAAACACCTACTATAACCTTGAAACATTACCTGATGAAATTGATGATTTAAGGTTCGCTATATTGGACAACTCAAATCCAAATAATGTTGATTATCATTATATTCCACTGATATTTTTAGAGAGCTTTAATAGCCCTGCATTAGTCTTAAGAATCGGTGATAAGAAAATTAAAATGCCTGTAGATTGGCAAATACTAATTGGCGAGAGCGAACATGGAGATTTAGAAACATTACCACTAACAAGTATTAATGACAGAGGGTTTAATGCTTTTGAATTTAATCCACTAAGTGCATTTGCTCCTAGCTTTCAGCCAATCGAAATTGTTGACATTTACCATGACGTAACATGGTATGCTCCCAGGCTTCGCAACGGACAATTCTTATGTGTTCCTATTGATGATACAGAAAAACCTAGATGCGTTTATTTCGTAAAAGAAATTAGTCGGAATTGTGAAATCGTAGATTACAGTCAGGCATTCTAATGGCAAAGGCGAAAATTCCTGTAGAAGAAAAATTTACCCATCAAGACATTGATTTATTTGCTGCATTAGAAGCATTAGATAAAAAAGATTATGGATATTATGACCGTCTCACTGATGATCAAAAGAAAAAATTTGTACCGTTTATGTTATTGCAATGGATAAGTTCAGCTAAGGGTAACAGTCAAAAAGAGTTATTGACAAGTGTTAATCGTGTTGCCAATAGATATCTTTTCAATGAATATGTACAAAAACATCCTAAGTTGCAATGGTTAATGCTATGCAGTGCAAGTATTAACAAAGGTAAATTATTTCATCAATATGTGCCACAGCTTTCATCAGAAGTAAAGAACTTGCGTAGCCCCACA